CACGTCGCCCGGATTACGATGCATGACGCCGGCATTTTGTTTTTGTAAGTACTGATAATAATGCGGGTTGTGAATGGTGCCATTCACGATTTTGCCAGAAATCCAATCCCAGGGCGTGTTGCATTGGACGCACCACATTTGATTACAACCATCTATTTTGTATACGCGAATGGAGCATTTTGGACACGGCTTGGTATCCTTTTTTATCATCTCCGCCGAGGCAATACTATCCGGCTTGCACTCGTGTTCGTCTTCAATCACTTCAATGCATTTCGGACATGTTTTTGCGTCACACAGTTCGCACTTGTAACCGGTGCTGAGAAATCCCTTGCAGTTTTCAACTTGACACTGCATGATAAATTCCTTCTTTTCGGCCACGGCATGTCCCAAGTCATCGCGCAATTTATTTCTTATTTTTCGTATACGTTGATTGTTTTCATTAATCAACATTTGTAGTTTGTCATTTTCCTGCTGAATAGAAGCAATGTCTTTTGCGGACTTTTCTTTAAGTAGAAAGCGTTTTGCGTCTTCTTGGGTTGCCGGGATTCGCCCTTTTTCAAATTCCACCATTTTATCCTTTTTTTTATCTTTGAGTTCAGAATGATAATATGTCTTATTCACTGCCTGCAAAACAAACTCGTTGTCCCAGGCAGTATTACATTTCATGCATTTAGGTTCGGATGCACTTGAACCAAGAAACGTACGAATGCACTGCTTGCATGCAGTCAAGTTGCAGAAATTGCAAACAGAAGGAGCATGATTGGATTTATTAAGAGGTTCTACGCAAATCTCGCAAGCCATGTTTTACTATATACTATTAGAATTATTTACATTCAATTTTTTATTACGTCGTTTTCCGGTACTCCGTTTACTTCGTTTTCCAGTACTTCGTTTTCCGGTACTTCGTTTACCACCAACTTGGTTCCGTTCCCTTACAATATTTTTGACCGTATTTGTCAATTTCTCTTTAATACGTAATAGCGGCCCTCTATTATCTATTTGATTATACATCCGCATTTGTTTTCTGCTAGGATCTCTCGGAACACACACGTGCCCACAGAAATCCTTGTAGTTTAAACTACCATAATTGCGATTTGCTGTTTCAGGGTCCGTAATCACTTTATTGTCTGCATCTAAATATGTATTCGGCTTATATCCCGGCTTGTGCGTCCACACGGTTTCATACCTTTTTCCATTATAATATATCATGTCATCATTCAGCCGGTAATAATGATAATCGTGCCCGGGAGCAACGACAACCGCACCCTTGTAAAAATCCGGTTTACACGTTTCGGCCTTATCCACTTTATAGATATCAGGATTATCCGCCAAGGTTCTCTCAACAATCTCAGGACAATTAAAATCTTCTTCTTGCAACGATTTATATCCAGACGCATAACCTGGTTGAGAACGTCTACATAAATTGTTTCCAGTGTATGTTTTTTTACATAGTTCAGTTGCCTCTGGGTCTTTCAAGTTTAAAAAATAAGAATAACAATTATGACTTTCTCTCAAATAGGGATCGTCGCAATAAGAATGATTACTTGCTAATATTGGCATACAATATGTAAATATTATATTAAATTCAATATTTCTAATCTAATTTTTTTCATATTTATTTTGAAACCATATATGATGTCAACCTTTTGAAAAAATTCATCCGGACTATAATCTTTTGAATATTTTATATGCAAATCAATGAATAATTTTTCAACATGTTTTACCATATACGTGATGTCATTGTCTGTTATAGGCACCCAACCATCTTCATACTTGCACAACTTTTTTTTCATTTTTATGAAGGGACAGCTATGATTCTTTTCAACAATAACTCTTATAATCTGTTCAAACAATGAAGTGGTGTATGCCAGATCTAGATCCCTTTTTTCAACGACTATTTCTTGAAATGTAATAAACGGGTATTCTTTCTTGGACGCTTTTAAAACAGCCACTTCATTTTCAAGTTGCGCAATCCGTTCCAAGATAGCGTCCATTTTTATAATAATATATAATAAAAATAAGTATTCAATTTTAAAATATCTAGAATAAACAATGAGTAAAACGAATGAGATTAAAAAATTATTTTCAAAATATAGCAATGTTAATTTTTTCCAGGAATTTACGCTACAAGACGTAGAAGATGCAAAAAAACGATGCTATTTTAAAATGGTACAAGACGGCCACGATCACGCCGATTTACGAAGAAAATTGGATCATATGGGGCAAACACTGATTGAAGAGAAATTCAATCCTAGCACACCATCCGTGACTGTCGGCGCCATTGTAAAGAACACGGTGAGAGATAATTTGAATCCAAACTACAAAAATACGATCCGCCGTCTTATCAATTTGGATTCACAATATAGATGCAATTTGTACCCATATTTAACTTCAACTGGGAAACCAAACCCGACTACTAGTGCCACGAATTATATTGCGCATTTAACTGAAAAATTGGACAATGTAGTATCCATTCAAATAGAAAATATACAGATCCCGTACACCATGTACAACATTGAAGAAGCACAAGGTAATAATTCTTTTACAATATATATTCAACAGGCACCCACTAAGATAATTATCCCCGACGGATTTTATACATTAACCACTTTAATTAATCAAATTAATACATATATTAATACACTCAATTTAAATATAGGCCCTCTAAGTGCTAACGGAAAACCCGTAATTGATAATAGCAGTAATGATATAGTGATAATAAACTTTTATGATTCGGATAATGACAGTGAACATACTAAATATAATAATAATTTAGGCTGGGTATTAGGATTCCGCAATATAGTAGAAAATAACGGAACCAATACTATAAATTTGGAATATGAAATACCTGCATTAGGTTCTATAAACGCAGAAGCAGTCGCATGTCTGTATGTTACAAAATATGTAATCATTGCAGTTGATGAATTTAATAAAAATGTTACAAATGGAACTATTATACAAACTAAATTACAAACGGCCACTATCAAACCAACAACTTATTGGAGCTATCAAGATAAAACCCAATGTTTAAACGAGCTGACATGTGATAATATTTCCGATTACATTAATCCTCCTGCAACACAAACCGTGTCCAGAACAAAAACATGTGGTGCGAACGATAGTGTAGGTGTTGGACGTACATTGTCAAAGGCTCAGTTATACACGCAAGCTCAGATCAATAAAAACCGTATCGCAGTAAATCAACAAGATTTAAGACTTGATTGTGATACACCATCTAACGTACTCGGGTTGCTTCCACTTGAACCAAAATGTGATTGGGGGGGATATTATTTTTCAGATAAAATAGATTTCAAGAGAGAATACCATGGCCCAATTGAGATTGAAAAACTACAAATTCAAATGTTCAATGACAAGGGGTTTCCTATCAATTTTAATGGTGCAGATTGGTACATGACCATTTCAACCGAGCATTTGTACAAGTACTAAAAAATTGAATCATACATAACGCCATGTAATCTAGCAACAAATGTACCGAGTTGAAATTGATGGCACCGAATTGAAAGTCTATTCCGATGGAACCATCTATCGCAAGATGAAATCCAGTAATTGGAAAGAAATAGACAACAAGGCAAATCACATAAAAGGATACAATGTAATACTGATTAATAAAAAACAGTACATGCGCTCAAAAATTATCGCATTTGCCTATCTAGACAAAGATCTTTATGACAATACCTTCTTCGTATGTCATAAAGACAATGATAAACTGAATTGTAATGAATGCAATTTGTTTATTAAAAATAAAAAGTAATCAACCAAATGTATTTTCGTAAGAGTACGACACATACAAAAAACCATCGTCGTCTTTATTGGCATTGTAGATCTCGCTGATTAACTGCGTGGATTGCGGTACGCTACCGTGAATAAATAAAAATAATGCCTTTTCGGGCGGCAATTTCAACCTTTTTCTTATGACATACAAAAATTGTCCAAAGGCAAAGTCGTCGGGAACCAAATATTTATTTTTATCTATATGTGGACAATCCGTAGAAATTTTAGATCGCTCGCAAATAATAGGCAATCTGTGTGGATATTTGTTTATAATTCGTGTAGATTCTATTATTCTTTCATCAAATGAGTATTTATTCTTAAATACCATTAATATATATAAATAATATTTCTAAGACTTAAAATAATGCTAATAAATCTTCCACAGTACGACCACCGCTGTATTTCTTTGGCTCGCCGTCTTCAAACACAAGAATGGTTGGATAACCATCAATATCGTATTTTTCCATGATTTCCTTATCCTTTTTTGTACCTTCTCCGCAATTCACCTTTATCATTCGTTTTTCTTCTTCGTTTATTTTTTTAGCCGCTTTTTCCCAAGTTGGTTTGAAATTTGTGCAGTGTCCGCACCAATCTGCATAAAAGAGGACCACTTTTTTACCTTCTTTGATCTCATCCTCTAAATCATCTGGTTTGATTTCAAAGCCTTCTTTCAAATAATTCAGGTATAATAAATAAACAATTAAGAGTACTGCCAATAAAAATAGAAGTTTCGGCATTTTGCTTGGTTTGAAAAAGTTTTTTGCCCGAGCGATGGATTTATCTATACTGAACTTCATATATACTAGGGCTATATTTTATGACGGACAATAATTACTGTTATCTGGTTTTAATTTTTCGTCTCTTCCTCTGGAACATTTGTCCATGATGATTCCAAATTTGTGGATATCACTTACGCCCGCGCCACGTAATATAAGACAAATTACATCTTGGGAAACGTATGGAATGTAATTATTCTCTTCAAAATTAAATTCATTGAAACCTTCCTTTCTATTAATTAATGATAATGACATTAAGAATGCAATGACCATCAATACTATATTGATTTCATATATCATATAATATTGTAATTTAAAAAATTATGAGGGACAATAATTACTAGTATCTGGTTTTAGATTAGTCTCGCTGAATGAACAACGGTCTTTTAAATATCCCATTTTATTAATATTAACTCCTGCTAAATGAAATACCATACAAACCGTATCATGTGGTACCCTTGGTATACCCACGGGTACCTGCTCTAATTCTGCAATGAGTCCTTCCTTAATTGACATTTTGTGTAAAACCAAAAGAATAACTACTACTAGTATCATTACGATAACATACATATAATATTGCTATTTAAAATTAACCAAACAAATCTTTGAAGAAATTTACTAATTCTTCAAATGCGGCTTTAATGTCATCAAATACCTTCTTGATCGCATTGATTGCGTCATTGACACCATCTACCATAGACTTGATGGCTAATGCGATTGGAGATACAATAAGATTTAATCCATAAATGACTAAATTTGTTCCATATAATATTGCATTGGCTAATAAATAGAGTCCATACATTGCAAAAAATATGATTGAACATATTGCGATCATAAAAAGTGCAAACATCCAAATGACAAATCTTTGAATAAATGTAATTATATCAGATATACCCATATATACAATTGAAATATTAAATGGCAAAAGAATTAATGGCACGTATAATGCCGTTGATCATATCAATCACGCCTCTTACTATTGGAGTAATAACTGCGTTTAATCCGTCTATGACAAGATTTGTACCAGCCAATACTCCATTCATTAAAAAATAGATACCTACCAATAGACAAAGAAAAAACAGTGGTACTATCATCATCATTAATAAAGAAATAAATAGCGTTCCTTTGTAAATTATATTACCAGCCGTACCTATTATACCACCGCCCTTAAGTTTTTTTGCCTTGGCCATTATATTATTAATATTTTTAAATCTGCGGCGGGACTCGAACCCGCAGCCTCACGATTAGAAGTCGTGCGCTCTATCCATTGAGCCACGCAGACAATGCTTGAAGTGGGATTTGAACCCACGAGTGCGAACACAGCAGATTTTAAGTCTGCCCCGTTGGACCAGGCTCCGGCATTCAAGCTTGAACAGGTAGTGCTGTTATATTTCCTATACAGGAAACAAGGCCAAGGGTTTGATCCCTTTACATATATACATGTAGATAATCTTTAAATAGAATTTTTATTGATTTATATAAGTTTTGAAAAAAGACGGTGTGATTTTGGATGTAAAATATATGTTCATGAGTGTGTTTACATTTTTAACATTTTTAGAATTTCGGTTTTGACTTTTGTAAGATTTAATGGTATTATTCCTTAATTTATTTGTCATATAATATATATGAATATTATTGGAGGTAGAATGGACGGAACGTATCATTATGATGATGGAATTACACATATTCACCGAAAATTAACCGATGATGAAATAAAAGAACTCTTCAATCATATAAGACTAAATACTCATTTCTCTCTACCAGAGAGATTAGTACAAGACTTTATTCAGGATGGATCTATTAAACCAACATTCAAAAAATGCATTCATTTTAATAAAGAAGACTTGAATGAAATGATACAAAAATTGAAAAAAAAGAATCAAAAAAGAAAAATTCCTAAAAAAAAGACAAGAAAGAATAAGAAAGAACAAGAATGAAAACAACTTAAATGGTTTCTATTCTATAATTTAATGTACATCATTCTGTCATTTTTAATCCACTTGGCTGGATTAGCAAGTGGAATTATTTTGTGTGTCATTTTTCTTCCTAAACCCGTTATACTTGATATTCCCGATGACATTTTACCAGAATATGAATATGTGGAAGAATTGGAAGAACTCATTGAGTCTAATATTGAGGAATTGCCAGTATCCAAAGATAATGTTGTCAAAGTAGACATTGTAAACAATACAGTGATTATGTATTATGATCCAGAAAGGGAGGCATTTTGTTATTATACAAAGGGCGACGTGATACACAAGTACCTGAATGCGGTGTGTCGCAAATATGTTATTGATTTTAAGTGTCCTAGCTTGTACAATGATGAAGACAGTCACGTTATTACGACCGAGAAATTTGGAAATCAGTTTTTTGTAAAGAGAGTAGAAAGAACCTTGCTGGAAAAAAAGATTAATAAATTCATTTTATGTGGTACCCTGGATGATTACAATAAGGTAGAACCAGAAGATAATGATATAGATATTATTGATTTTTTAAAGCTTTCTTGAATTCCAAGAACCCGATACTTTTCTCAACGGAATAAGACGATTCTAATATACGAATCGCGATTTCATGTACTTTTTTCTGTTCAGGCGTAAATTGTGCAATGTATTGTTGCACCAACGTTTTCGTATCCTTATCCATTTTATAGAAAACAATTAGATTTATTCTATATCAATTTTTATATAATGGATTTAAAAGATTTATTTTTTTTAGCAAATAGTAAAAATATACTTGAAACACATAAATTACCTCATACCTTTTTTACTGAGCCACACAAAATACTTGACGAAGAAGATTGTTTAGAGCAAATCATCAAAATCATATCTCTCGGTAATATAAAATTTCCATTGAATGATTCGTCTGATGTATGTGAAATGGTTCGTGGAAAAACACGGTTCGGCGATTATAACTACACTATTACAAAACATGTTAAAACACCTTATATAAAACATTCGGATGATGATTTTGTACATTTGATATGTTTCATGAGGGCATACGCAAGCCACACATATAGTTACAAGGGTTCATTTAAAGAATATTTCAAGGACGTGTTTGAGGTGTTTTACAATGTACAGTTTACAATGTATAGTAAAACATATTAAATCTTTTATAATTAATTATATATGGGTACTCTTATTGACTATTTACTTCTATTGAAAAATTTAGTTGAAGAAGAAAATGTAGTATTTGCCGCAACAGAACTAGAAAACGCTATTGAATTAATGTTACAATCACTTGAAACACCCAATAATTCAAATGGCAAAAATTCAAATGGCAAAAGTCCGTCCAAAGAAACTGTATTGGGAGACGATGTTCCTCACGATTTAAAAGTATTATTATATTTTTTCAATAAAGAAGATGATAAACTAATGTACTCAAAAGATCTATTTAACAATACAGATGAAGTTGGTAAAATGTTTTTAAAGATTGTAAATGATAAAAATGCTGATACAGTACAATATTTAATAGATAACGTAGAGGAACGACACAGTTATACATTCAAACAAATTAAACAATATATTGAATATTATCATATTCATTTTTTATTGTGCTATTTTTTACTTAAAAATGAAAAAATGTCAACTGGATTGAATTTATCTAGTAGCGCAGATATTGAAGAGCATGTAGCATCTATTGATACGGGTGATCCTGAGACAAATACTGCGGTACAACAAATTACAAGGTCTTTGATTGATATAAGCAAAGAACCACATGTAAATCTAGGTGGATTAAATGATGGTAAAAAAATGGCCGCATTAAAGGCTGGATTGCAGCAGCTATCTAAATTCATCAAAAAAAAAAAAGAGGAGGTAAGTGTACATGTCCAGACGAATCAAGAAATTATTGAAGCTGCAATACGCGAAAATGAATCAGTACAATCTCAATTAGGAGATTCTGTTGCTGCTTTTAAAAATCTAACTGAAATGTTGACAACAAAAAATGAAATAGATGCAGTTACTAAACAAATGTTACTTGAAGACTCCCAAAAATTTACCGAGAATCTGACAAATGTATTAAGCATCGCAAAAGAATTACAAGAAGGTAGTATTGATCATGATGAGGCATTGAAACGTTTAGAAAGAATCTCTATTGTTCGTACGGATGAGTCTGAAGATGAACTAATGGAAATAAGAAATCGTTTATTAGAGAATCAACAAATGCAACTCATTAAGATAATAGAGCATATCAAAGAGGTGATAGGGGTATTTATTATTTTCAAATCTAGGATAGAGTATCGTGTTGCTCGTAACATACAATTGGAAAATGAAGTAGATCTACAAACAAAGTTAATTAATGCTTATCAGAGCGAACGCGGGATTCAGGTTGCTGAAATAGTGAATCTACAACGAGAAAAAGAATTATTGAATAAAGACATTGATGACATAATGGGTATTTTAAACGCTACGCTTGCCGAACAAAAATCTAGCCTTGAATTACATTTTAAGTCAAAAAATCGGCTAATAGAACAATTTGATAAACTTCGACAACGCGCAAGAAGCATGGAAAACGAAATAGAAGAATTAAGAGATCGTGTCAATGAATTAGAAGAAAGTGAATTAGACCTAATTGGTTTTACAGAAAGATCTGAAAAAGAAATTGCACAAAAAAAGGCTTTAATCGCAGACTTAAAAACTGAACTTGCAAATAATAAAGAATTACTAGATAATTTACAAGTTAAATCTGAGGAATATGCATCAAACTTAGAAGAAGAAAAAGAAAGGGGTCAAGAAAAAGATAAAGTACTTGAAAGAGTAAGTACTGAATATGATGCCATGTTACTAAAATTTCAAGAACTATTGGAGGAAAAGAAAGCAGAATTGGCTGCTAAAGACATGCAAATTGTTCACTTGACTAAGGAAATAGATGAAGCTGGTAAACATACAGGAAAACTTGATACAGAAATAGAACAAACGAAAAAAGAAAGTCGTGCCAAAATAGAAGAGATTATCAATAACATGTCAGCAGAAATAGAAAAACTAAATAACCAATTGGGTAAAAAAGTAGTAATGAATGAAGAATTAAAAGAAAAGATGAACAAAATAATAGCTGAGGCGAAAGTAAAAATAGCTGAGGCGCGCAAACAAGCAACTGCAAGTAAGAAAAATGCAGAACAACTCACTATACAGAAGCGTCAGTTAGAAGAACAATTAAAGAATATGACTGGCGCATCAGAGGCGGAAAAAACAAAATTAAATGAAGAAATTGCTCAATTAACAAAACAAATAGAAGATAACGAAGCAGAACTCGTTCAAATAACGCAAAATAAAGAAGGCGTTGAAGCAGAACTCTCTCAAACTAAAGAAGATAAGTCTGAATTAGAAAAACAACTCGCTGAATTAAAACGACAAAAAGAAGGTGTTGAAGCAGAACTCGTTCAAACTAAACAAGATAAGTCTGAATTAGGGAAACAAGTCGCCGATTTAAAACAACAAAAAGAAGGCGTTGAAGCAGAATCCGCTGAAACTAAAAAAGATAACACTAAATTAGAGAAACAACTCGCCGAATTAACAACAAAAATAAAAGATACAGAAAGACAACTACTAAATAAAAATGACATGGAATTAAAGAATTTCTTGTATTTGACACAATTAAGACACTTAAATCAAATTATAATAGAGAATAGAGCCAAACTATCCTTTGGAAGTAAAGAAAACAAAAATTCTCAGATTTCCGAAGAAGAATTAAGTAAATTATTATTAGATATAAAACGTGCAGAAGATAGTAAATTACTTTTAGAGAGACAAAAATTTGATCACGTAACGGATTCTATATATCAAACGTCAGTGCGTCTGTTCAAAACGGAAGAAAGGGCACAACGAAATGTAGACACTTTTATAGAAACGATTGAAGAAGCTAAACGTAACACTGAGGAATTAGAAGAGCAACTCGGTTTTAAAAGTAACGCGATTGCTGCTTATAAAGTATTACTTGACGGATTAGAAAGTGACTGTAGAACAAAAGATGAACAGTTAATCAGTGTACAAATTGAACTGAAGAAAGCGAGTAAAGAAGTAAATGTTTCAAAACTCACAGCAGAAGCAACTATAAAGGCATTGAACGATGAATTGGCTAAAAAAGAAAAAGAAATCAAACAAGCAGCTCAAGAAAAAATAAACCTTTTACAAAAACAAAGCGAAACAGAAGGAGTAATTGCTAAGGCAACGTCACAAATACAACAATTAATGAAAGAACATGAACAAGCTATAGCAAATTTGACTAAACTTGAAACAAAAGCAAAGGAATTTACCGAACTGAAAGTACAAGCCGTCCAGGATCAAGCAGCCGCAAATGTAGCTGCTGCAAAATCTGAAACAGCAGAAGTAGACGCACGGTATGCAGCAGAATTGGCAGAAGCAAAGAAAGAAGTCGCTACTACATCACAGCAATTAGCAGAAGCAAAATCCAAATTAACGGATAAAGAAACAACAATTATAGAATTACAAGAAAGAGCAAAAAGAGATGTGGCTGAAATGAAATCATCCTATGAAGATAAAATAAAAGTAATAAAATCTAATTTAGAATACATGACCCGCAGTCGTGCAAATGTAGAAAGACAAAAAGGTAAATTGGAATCAAATTTGCAAAAAGAAACGGCCGATAGAAAAATTGCAGAAAGCAAACAAATAGAATTACTCAGACAAATTGCGAGTCGCGCCAGAAAAAATTTCAACAATTATGATAAAGATGACGTTATTGAACAATTACAAAAACAACTTCAAGCTGTGAAAGATGAATTAAAAGCGAATGGTGCCAAAAACCAACAAGTAGACTTTTTGACAACAAGACTATCCGATTTGAAAGAAGATTGTAGACGTTTGCACAGCAAAAGAACATTGGAACAAGAACAAGCAGATCAAGAATTAGTTGCATATCAGTCAGTAAGTGAAGGAGCAACACTAATAGGTGATTTGATTTCACAGTTTTCACAAAACAAGGAAGCTTACAGGGTCGGTGTATTAGAAGATATTGAAGCTAAATTGACTGAACTTTTAGTTTCAAAAAATGAATTGACACAACCAGATATAGAGGCATTCTTTCAAAATTTACGCGAATAATTTATTTCATGGCTCCCTTCTTTTTAAGAGTGGATGCAAGCTTTAATACTTTTCCAAAATCCATGCCTGGATTCTCTTTACGAACTTTCTGTACGAAAATAATCCAGGGGGAAAGCTTGCGCTTACGAGTACCTTTTTGTTTACGATTTCGGGTGGCCATTATATAAATGCAATATAATATTTTTGTAGATTAAATCATCAAACCCATTTATTTTTTGATAAATTATCCTAAACTTGTCCAACGCATTGTAAATATCATAATTTTGAATATAATCTTCAATCATGTCGGCTATACCATATGATGGCGCCCAACGACACGTTATATTTGCGCAACAAACGCATTCAATATTCAACCCCATTTTTTCTATTACATGCTTGTTTTTTTTCTTCAAATATAAAAACCACGTGATGTAGTCTATGCCTTTTTTGAAATTTGGATGTACGTACATTTTAGGAAAAACAAATGGATATTTATATCCCACATGCAATGAAATCAGTGTGTCCTTTTGTACTGTTTGAATCTTCACAATATCGTGATGAACCCAATCTTCTGGCCAGTGTAGCTCATATTTATCTAGTTTGAGTTGCTCTTTTAAAAGTCGTTTGTTACGTATAGACATTGTAATAACTTGTATGAACTATTTAATATTTAGTTTAACTTTAACAAATATTTCATACTTTATGGGTTAGCTTCAAAATGCAAGGATAATATAATATTTAGGTATAATATATGTACCCTATTGTTCTTTTTGCTATAAGTGGTTTATTAGTATTTGTGATACTAGTCGCGGCAAACCCCGCTAATATTTCAATGCATGTATTCGTGAGTTTATTCATAGCATTTATTGTGACATTTTTTGTATTGTATCAACGAGCAATAGATAAAAAGGATAAGAAAACTCAGCAAGAAATTGGTGATATATTTTGGATGTTTAAAAATGTTTAAAATGATTTAAAGAAAATATACATGTATATATGGGTTCCTGTAGCTCAGTTGGTTAGAGCGACGGTCTTATGAGCCGTAGGTCAGCGGTTCAATTCCGCTCTGGAACATTATTTTTTTATATTAAAGTTATAATGGACGAGGATAACTTTAATATAACGACTCCGAAAAACTTCAATATATCAACATCAAAAAACTTAAATGTGAAAAGTCAAAATATATCTTTTGGTTTTCCAACTACAAATATAACATTTCCAATTACAATTACAACAACCAATATATCTAATGAAAGTACGATCAGTACAACATCACTTATGTTGTACAATAAAATTATAAATACTACTACGGGTTTAACAAATAACGCATTTGGATCCGGTGCATTGGCATCAAATACAAGTGGTATAAACAATAACGCATTTGGATCAGGTGCATTGAATCAAAATACAACTGGTGAAAGTAATAATGCTGTTGGGGCTGATGCATTGAATAAAAATACATCTGGTGTAAACAATAACGCTTTCGGGTATAGCGCATTGCAAACAAATACATCTGGTGTAAACAATAACGCATTCGGGTCTAGCGCATTGCAAACAAATACAACTGGTGGATCCAATAACGCGGTTGGAACTAATGCATTGTCGTCAAATACGACTGGTAATAATAATAATGCGGTTGGGGCTAATGCATTGCAATTAAATAAAACTGGTAATAATAATAATGCGGTTGGGGCCTATGCATTGCAATCAAATATAACGGGTTATTCTAATAACGCATTTGGATATGGTGCATTGAGGAATAATGAAACTGGACTTTTCAATAACGCGTTTGGATATGATGCATTGAAAAATAATTTTTCTAACAACAACAATGCAATCGGAAATTCGGCATTATTTAATACAAGTGGTGCTAATAACAATGCAATCGGATATCAGGCATTGTACGGAAATTTTTCTAACAACAACAATGCAATCGGATATGAGGCATTATTTAATACAAGTGGCGGAAATAACAATGCAATCGGATATCAGGCATTACAAAATAGCAGTTGCGAACAAAACATTGCCATTGGTTACCAGGCATTGCAAACGAACAATGGTAATTACAATACGGCTCTAGGATCAAGTACGGTTATCACAAATGCAACTTATTCAACAGTCATTGGATACGGAGCATCTACGACTCGTAGTAATGAAATTGTATTGGGTAGATCTACTGAAACTGTTGTTGTAAAAGGAAATATATCTTCCACCAACATTTCCAATTCAGAAACTATTAATAGTCTTAATGCAAATGTATCCGTACTGACTACATCGTCCATAACCAATTCAGGAACAATCAGTACGAGCACTTTAAATTCAAGTAACCTTTCTAATTCGGCAACTATTAGTACATTGACTTTACAATCAACTAACATTTCCAATTCAGGGACCATGAGTACATTGACTTTAAATTCAAGTAACATTTCCAATTCAGGGACTATCAGTACTCTTAATGCAAATGTATCTACCCTCAATGTATCCACATCCACTACGGGAACAGCGAATGCAACGACTGCAAATGTATCTACCCTCAATGTATCCACATCCACTACGGGAACAGCGAATGCAACGACTGCGAATGTATCTACCCTCAATGTATCCACATCCACCACGGGAAGAGCAAATGCAACGACTATAAATGTATCTACCCTCAATGTATCCACATCCATCACGGGAACAGTGAATGCAACCACTATAAATGTATCTACCCTCAATGTATCCACATCCACCACGGGAACAGCGAATGCAACGACTGCGAATGTATCTATCCTCAATACATCCACATCCACTACGGGAACAGCGAATGCAACGACTGCGAATGTATCTATCCTCAATACATCCACATCCACTACGGGAACAGCGAATGCAACGAACCTATCTTCCACCAACCTGTCCAATTCAGGAACCCTCAGTACGGGCAAACTT